TACCTAATGCAAATTTAAAATATTGGGGAACTAAAAAATTAAACTGGGACATATTTACTGATAATGGATGGGATGATGGATATGCACACACCTGGTTTGATTATGAGTTTAATAATGACTGGCTCGGAGGATATGAATTACATAACATAAGCCCGGGGGATTTTATAAAAATCAGCACTGGTAATGAGTTTTTCCCCTATCCTATCGGGATGACAGTACAGCCAGGATCACCCGCATTAACTATAGGTGAACTTGCAGATCAATTGAACAACTCTGCAGATCCTAATATACAAAATTTCTATTACAGACCTATACCTAACGAGAGCGGAGATCTACCTCTGAACACTCCACCTATAAATATTTCTATAAATAATTCCGTGGTTCCGAATTCAAATAGTGCGGTTCCCCCTTCAAGCATAGGTAGCAGTGGATTATTGGTTGCCGCGTTTACGTATCAAATTAATCCATGATCTTTTTAATCTGGATATATAAATCAAATTACCTTATTATTTAATGTCAATAACAATAAACCAGGGAGATTATGTTTTGTATCAGGATATCTCGGTGGGTAATCCCACGAGTAGAAGCTGGAATTTCCCAGGGGGAACTCCAACAGGATCAGTTAGTCTTAATCCAATTATCAGGTATCTCTCTCCTTCAGGGAGTGGATTTAATGCTAAATTGACAGTAACCAAGGTAGCAGTTACCTCAACGAAAGAAGAATCAAATATAATTGTAGTATTACCAGAGAATATATCAGTGTCGCTATCTACAAGCGTTACGACTTCTCCCGTTCACATGGGAACAACAGTAATCTATACGGTAGCAGGTTCAACGGGTAATCTTTCTTATTATTCTTGGAATATTGCAGGGTTAGCCGGATTTACTGGTACTAGCCAAACTCAATCAAGCACTCTTTATAGCTGGATAAATCTAACGGGATCTGAATTAGGTGCTGCTTATTCAACCTATACATCAACATCCTCGGTTGTTTTTAATAGCGTTTTGGGTAACACCTCATCCTCTAGTACGAATGTGACATACAGTAAAAATGGCGGATTTGAACCTTATAACTACCTGACTGGTACTTACACTCTGGGGGTTAGTTATTATAACGTGCTTGACACGGGAATTCCTTTAGGCTCATTCGGGATGGCTGGTTCAGGTAATGCCTATCTAGTGGATACTAATTACGCATCGACACTTGCTATAAACAACACTCAATTTAGAGCTCAGGGAGAATCCACGACTTACTGGTCTTCCTCACAGGACATAGAATTTTTACCCACTCTTAGTGGCGGATTTTTTGGTCAGTATATTGCTTCTCAGTCTGCATTCCAGGCTCTCGGGGTTACTCCTACTGGATGGGAGTCTTTAAGTAGATACACGCAGGGAAATTACATGATTCCAGGAGACCTTGGAGATTATTTTTTCAGTGTATTTTATTTTGCCGATACAGCCGGATACGGTAAAAATTTAATTAATAACAGGTATTGGACATCTTCTCAAGTTGAGTCCCTTATTTTTAATGAGATTTCCATAGGGTATCAATCTTCGAGAGCACTGGAGATATCCCCTGGTATTCCCCCGGTAGCATATTTCGTAGGACTCGATGGAATTAACCCCAGCGGTTTTAATCCAGGCGGTGCTTGTCTACCTTCCAGCCAGTTTGTAGGTATAGACTCGATAGAGATTTATCTAAGATTAAGATTCAGTAATGTTGGATCAATTGCTACGATAGATCCAATTATGGATGTTACAGTCCCGGTCATAATCTCCTCTGGTGGATCCCCCGGGAATAGTCAGGATGGCAATCTAGTACTTATGCAGGATACTCTTTTTGGAACTGGACTTGGTGTTGCAACATTAATAAACGACGCTTTAACTACAGCCGGATATGATTCCAATGTAGTTGCTTCGGCTTCTCCCGATTATTCATGGGAATCCGATTCGGGATCCTATAGTATTAGTGATTTTAACGGTCTTAAGATAGCTATTATAGATAGGGGACCTGGTCCTTTTCTAGTCGCAGTAGATCTAAGTGATAATGGACCCTGGAATCCCTATCCATATCTGGCATTTCCTAGCACCCCTGGGGTAATTAATTGGACCGCTTTTAATACAAATAGAGTAGCAAATCCCTACCAGACAAGGGACATAAACTCACCAGAACCTGTTAGGGGATGGTTTTTTGGTAATCCCTAACTAATAGCACGATTATTCAAATCAAAATATATAGAACATAACTAAAAAAAGATAAATGCCCAGTAGTACCCTTTATATCAATCAAATAGATTTAGACCAGGAATTTTATGTTTGGGCTTCAGGCCAGGATGTTAGGAGATTTAACGGATCGAGTTGGGAATATTATGATAGCACAAACTCTGCTGTTCCGCAGGTTGCTCCTTACTACTTAGATACTAGGTGTATCTCAATAGACCCCGAAGATAAAGCTTGGGTTGGTGTAGCTCAAGGTCCAACTGCAGGTGTTTCCAGCATAAATCAGGTTGCAGTTTTCTGGATTAATACTAACAAGGTTGATGAAGGTGAGAGCTGGACATTCCAAGCTCTGGGAACATTCGATCAACCACAGGAGGTTTCTCTGATATACGCTTGTCCATTTGGCGATGATGTGCTTGCATTCGTAAATCCTCTTAATGGGGTAGGTGGAACTGGAGCATCAGGTTACAATTACACTAGAATAGAAGGAGCAACAGGAGGAAGACTATTCTACTATCTCAAAGAAACAGATCAGTGGGGAGAAACAGTAGATGATTACATCTGGCCTCACATTTATGCTATAGAAACAAAGGGATATGAAGGTAAGGATTACCTATATTATATGGGAACATCCGAGGGGCTTTTTATTGTTCCCCAGGGAAAATTACAAACCCTAACTTTAACAAACGGATCCAAGTATATCCAGCAATCGAAGGTTTATAATACCAGCACAAGCGGGATAATATCAGATAACGTTTATTGTTTAGATTTTGATGAGAATGGTAATCTTTGGATAGGCACTGATCTGGGACTTTCTTATTTTGATGGCATAGAATTTTGGAATTATCCGACTAGCGGAGGACCAATCACAGCGATAAAATCAAGAGAAAATGGTCATGTATTTTATTCAAAGGGAGACGGTGAGCTTGGTCTCGGAACGGGTATTTGGCACTTTAACGGAACTACACACACCCAATTTAACACATCCAATTCTTCGTTAAATTCTAATGACGTACTCGGAATAGATCTAATAGGTCACAATACAAAACAGGGTGATATCACTATACACGAGAATGATTTATGGGTTCTTGGATATGATACTCTTAGCCTTTTCGGTTACGATATGCCTCACGTTTACGGATCATCTAAATATGCTGGTGCTACTGGATGGAATTTCACATATTATGCAGCCACAGGAGGTGGATCTCCTTTACCTAAAGTAAATAAATACACCTGGAATAACCCGGAGTGGATGGTTTACGATAGCTCTTTCTTGGAATATAAACATCCTGGGCTAGATCCCCGTAATTTATTTTTAACTACAAAATTAGCTGATATAGCTGACGGAAGAGCTGGTAAACAAGCATATTGGAATAATTGGCCAATAGCTACGTTTGAGGAAGATCTTATAACCGAAAGTATACAAGCACCTATATGGGATGAAGCCGTATCGTATATTTCGGGTGCATCGGGTAATATCGGAATGGTTAATATAACATCATCAACTTCCCAAACATTTTTTGGAGAAAAGAAATATTACATTTCAGGAAATATCGAACCTGATATTTACACAGGAAGTTATTCAATTCAATTCGGATATTATTCAGACAACACTCCAGCTATATTATCCGATATTGGCCCTAGCCTAAATTCAAATACGGCTTCGACTTACAACTCGATTAATAACGGTAAAACTGGATTTATTGTTGCATATTCAGAAAGTGGAAAAGTTGATTCAATACTTCCATTTAATGGTTTTAGTACTGAAGTGCAGAGTATATGTTCAAGCGAAGATGGACTTTATCTATACGCTTCTGGGACATTCGACAAATTTATAGAAGTTGGTGAATTTGTTTGGAGTGCATACGAAAACTTAAGTGGACCAACAGGGGCAACAGGTTCTCCGGTAGGAGTTACCAATCCTATGGTTCCTGGAGCTACCTCTGGTATTTATCCCGGTATAGGTGTTCCGTCTAATGGTACGATATCCCTTAATTCTTCCTGGACTATTTCACCAGGTGCTGTCGATGCACTAGGATCTGGTAGATGTGATTTTGGGTTTATTGGAATAACTGCAGGATATGGCGGGAATTATGATGGTATAAATAAGGTTTATCTTAATTTTATAGATTCTGGAAGTGTAAACAGGTATTCTACGATATCAACTATATTAACAGGTCAAACTATAAGAATAGATAACGGAGCTAATACTGCCTACTATAGGATTAATCAAATTTATAGAGATGCAGATTCTTTTGGTGTAGGGGTTACTTACCAGAGCGGATCTACCGGATCAGTTCCTTACACTAACGGAACTAGTATGACCATCAGATCTTATGATCGTTACAGTACGGTTTATCCATACACACTTTATAATGGTGTTTCACAACCAAACTCTAAAGCTATATTTGTAGCTAAAATAGGAAGAGACCTAGGTAACATTTCGTCATTTGCTGGAGTTACTGGAGACTATAATAACTCAGTAAAAAAATCATACAGAATAAATTCATTTAGACATTTTGTACCAACGTCAACATACCCAGGAGGAACCGCTTATACGTCAATCGATTCTAGTAGATACCATGTGAATCTTGCTATTACCCACGAAGCAAGTACTCCTGTCACATTTGATACCCTAAAAAATGCTTGGAATAGAAATAGTGATTTAAGCACATCTCCTAGTATTATAGGTAATTCATCTGAGAATATCTTTGGATCTTACGTCAAACTAGATTGCGATAATCTAGACTTAAGTAACGTTGTGAATACCACAGGAACTACTGGAGGATTTTACATAGGTGGTATAAAATCAGCTAATAATGAATCAAGCGTTCTAATTACTGGTCAATCTAAAGGTGATATCGATATGTTTGGACTGAACATATCGCATCCTTCACCTTCCGATTACAGTAGCTATCCTTTCTATATTATCTCAGACCCGACCGGAAATGGTATAACAGGGGGAATAATAAACATTGGCGGAACTTCTGCAAATTCAAATCTCAATAAAATATACGCATCCAAAGACAAATCCGGATATTATGTAAATACTGTTATAGGTGATTACGGTCAGGGTCTAACTGGAAGCTATTTTGGATATGAGATAGTTCTAGGATCTACCGGTGAAAATTATCTTTATACCGCAGAGATAACAGATCAGGGAACACCAAAAAATGTGTTCTCTAATAAGACTGGTGTTTTAGACAGAGAAATGGAGATACTCTATTTTGATAAATTAGATGATGATCAGTTCATATCTTCATATGAAATAAACACGACGGGTCTAACCGGTTATAAAGTAGCTTTACTGAAAACAAACAATTCAGGAAAGAACTTAGATCTAGAAAATTTCGGAACCTTTGATGGTGAATTAACATTCACAAAAGACGGAGAATCTAATATTTTCTCGTCGGGTATAAATATAAGCGGATCTACTGGCGGAACAGGAAGTCTTATTTACTTTGGTGCTACAGCAGGATTTACCTCTTTAATAGAGCAATATAAGCCCGAACTTGGTATAAATCTAGGAAACATAATATCTAGACCCGGATCTGGTGCTTGGACCTGGTGTGATGTCCATTCAACAGATTCATATATGGAGATACCGTTATTATCTACTGTCGTTTTCAATAATTACGCTTCTAATATCTACGGTAAGACAAACAACAAATGGATATTAAGTAATTCCGAATCTAAAGAGGAACTCCTTAATATTAAAGGAAGCCCTTATTTTATTTATACTTTTGTCGATCCGGGTTTTTATACCATATACAATCAGACCGAAGACTCAGCAGGTAATATCTACGAAACGTCCAAACCAGGATTCATAAAAGTAATAAATCATAAGGATAAAAGACCTGACGATCTAAGACCAGATTTTGTTGATTCAGCAGATTATGGATATCCTAATCCTCCTTTCCTTGCAAGAGATTATCAAGCAATGAGATTAGGTAAAGATCTAATGCAGCAAGAGATGGAAATACTAAAAGCTAATAAGGGCCAATTTGGATCTGCTATAGTTATTCCGAATAATCCGGACGCAACTTTTAATAAAGAATAGATCTAGGATCTATTCTTTATTTGTCTTTGTATTTTTCTCGTCCCATTCATCAAAAGTCTCCTCTATTAATTTTACTATGGGATCCCTGACAATATCACTAACTCCAAAGTGCATTGTGCCTATATCTTCTTTATTTTCGAATATCTTAACAACTAGATCTAAAGATGAAAGATTAGGTTTTTTCATGTCAATTTGTTTAGTGTCGCCAGTAATAATCATTTTCGTGTCTGTTCCTATCCTGGTCATCGTGGATCTCATGTTTTTCTGTGTTATGTTTTGAGCCTCGTCCACTATGATAATAGCATTGTCTATGGATCTTCCTCTAATAAAAGCTAGAGGTAACACTTCAATATAACCCTGTTCTAACATAATGTGAGTTAGACCTTCACCTATAATTTTATGAAAGTTATCGAGGAATGAGATAGTAAAGGGTAGCATTTTTTCTTTAAGATCTCCTTTAAGGAAACCTAATTCTTCCCCCTCTAAAACCGTTACACTTTTAACAAGTATAATTTTTTTAAATCTGGGATCTGTTTTCATAAGCTTTAGAGCTTGTGCACAGGCTAGATAAGTCTTACCAGTCCCAGCAGGACCTGCTACGATAGTTATTTTATTTTCATTTATCAGATTTACTAAGTTCTTTTGACTCTCATTTTTAAACTTAAAATCGACCTTTAATCTTTGTAAATCAAACTTATTCCCGTTAGTAGGTTGATACCCCGGAGGGAAGGTTTCATTAAATTCTTCGTCACTGATTCTTTTTTTTCTGTTAGCCATATTGTATTTGTTTTTTGTTGTAACCGCACAGATCACCCTTAATCGGAGCGATTTTCTCGGCGTTAGTAAAATTGTCTATATTTTTTAATTTTTTAGGGGAATAAATCACTTGTTTTGGACTTAAAGATATGTCTTTGATGTCCATTATGGTAAGTTCGTTTTTGGATATTGCCATATTTAAGTGTTGTCTGAGACATAGATATATATTTCAATTCAAAAAGAAATAAAACAATAAAATGGCAACAGTAAACATTACAGAAATTTTAGGCACTGATTCAATCTCAGGCTCAAGAGTAACGATTAATTCTAATTTTCTAATTCTACAGAACTGGATAAACGGATACATTACGGTTTTTGGCATAGACACAGTAAACGGTATACTAAATCTCAGCGGTGCTTCTACAGGTAAAGTTCAAGCAAAGATTGGAGCTTTTGATTCACTATCAATTCCTTCTACTGGGGTACCTACAGCATCGGTAAATAACTTGGGAGCAGCTTCATTCGTAAGCGTCCAGTCTACCGATATAACAGCATCCGGAGCGGTAGTGCTAAACGGTACAATTACCTTAGGAACATCTTCTATTTTTGTAGCAGGAGGAACATCTAGCTTCAATGGAAGTCTAAATGCTAATGGAGCATTTACTTTAGGTTCTCTTGGACACACTATAAGTTCAAACACAACTTATAAAACTGGTTTAACTGCAGGTTCAGCATTCGATTCAAGCGCATCTGGAATCGGCGGCGGCGGATTCGTAACATCAGTAAACTCACCTTATGCAGTAACTGGTTTAGAAGACGTTATTTATGCAAACTGTGGACCTACTGGATTCTTTATGAAAGTTGTTGACGGAACATCTCCAGTAGGTGGAACACTACCTAATATTCCTCAGGGAACTAGGGTAACTATTGTTAACACATCAGCAGCAACTGGTTACATTTACACTGGAGTAACGGGAACATCTTCAAGTTACTATACTGGATTTAACACTAGTGCCAACTATGGAGGATATGCTTCTGCTGGTATAACAGTAGCTGCGAGCAAGGCCTATAGATCATCGGTAACCCTACAATGGGAATCTAGAGTTGGTCAGGGACAAGCAACTCAAAACGGTTCTTGGATCGTTTTATCAGCTACTAACGTAACGGTTTAATAGAATAAAAATAAAAGAAATTTAATGGCAAAGACACCATTTATAAGACCTTTACAAGTACAAGGCGGAACATTTTATACATTCTCCTCTTCTGCGGAGGATCTTTCATTTACGTTTAATAATTCTGATAGTAAGTTCAGATTTTCTAAGTTTGCCTTGCTGAACATACCTGATATAGATAATAGTTCATCTAGTCAAACAAACTACGTAAGATTGAATGGTCCGGACAGTGCATTCCTTGATTGGGCTAATAACACTCAGCAAATTATAACTGGTGACGCGAATATAGATTTCTCTCAAAGTTTTCAAAGTTACTGTTTAAACATAGAATCCACGATAACTGGAGACGATCAATACGATTCTTCTCTGAAACAAAATATTTCAGAGAGAATATTTTTCAAATGGCTAAAAGAGATCGGTGCTATTAGATATAGAGCAGCAAATTCTACAGAGGTTTCGCCGTCGTTAGATCAGAACACAGTTACTATTGTTAATGATGTTCCAATAACACAAAAGAGATATACTGAAGGTGACGCAACTTACGGTACTACTGGAGCCTATGGGATGACAGGAGCACCATATAATAGAGTAGTTCAGTATGTGGGTAATTTGGATATTGTGAATTCTGTAAAAAATTCAACAAACGCATACTCAGAGGTTTATGTTTACATTCCAACTAAAGACGGAAACACCCCATATGTTTTATTTAAAAACGTAACAGATAAGAATTATTATCCAGATTATCAATGGACTAATAATCCGAGCAATCCTTTGAATGATGAATACCTTTTCGATAGAAATTATGATGAGACAAATCCTAGCGGACTAACAACACTTGCAATTTTTGATGACGATGTTTTAGGTTCGCCTACTGCCAGTTATTTTGACACTGGTGTGAATGGATCTTCCGTTTCAGGTAATTGGTATTCACCTAGAGACACTGCCAATACTTATTTTTCTGAAAATATCTTTACCGACCCTTCAAACTATATCCTTACCAAGACTGATAATTCAAACACTCTAGTTTACACTAGAAGTAAATTGGATTCGATTGGTATTGATTTTGATCCTAATTCGTATGAGCAGATATTAACAAATCCTAGTATTTCTACCATAGAGGAGTTTAATTCAACCGCAGACGCAGCAGACTTTGATTTTAACGCAGTATTAATCTATTATGATGTATATGATCCAGCAAATCCTGCTACGTCCGCTACGAACCTATATGGTGTCTTATTTTTAGATGATGTAAATAGTGAAGGTGGAGATATCTACATTCCTAGATTAAAGAAATACAGACCTAATCCGGTAACCAAATTAAATGGTAACTCGTATGGATTTAAGATTAATCTTAAATTCGATACCGATGTGGATCAGACCGGAGTAGAGCAGGCTATAAATGACTATTCTCCATTCTCCCTTTCTATGTTCATGGATGCCATGAACGTTTTACAAGATGCTAGTTCAACATTAAATAACGCATCTTCGGATTTTATTGAATTAAGCAATAGAGTAACCAATCTGGAGAATATAACTTTAAGCAGTCCAACTTCTCTAAATATGGACAGAAGAATAGAAAGCATTGAGAGAACACTAGCTTCAAATCAAGCTCTATTCAACAACACCCAATCTATAATTCAACTTATTGATCAGAATTATGATTTAGTAAGGTCGATACTAAATAATCAAACTAGCGTTGAAATATCATATGATCTTGACCTAGTTAAACAGGGAGCAGGTATTATCGTGGACAGAAGCGTACCTAATCAGCTTTCTGTAATAAATGATGTTCAGGATTTCAACATATCCAATGATTTAAGTAGAGGAACTCTAACACAAAGTGGTCTAAACGAGATATCTCTGGTACCTTATTCAAACTACTTTAAGCATGTTAATAACAGTACACCTTTAACTCTAAATGGGGATTTGACCATAAGATTAAAAGACAATCCCAATGCTAGATGGAAATCTGGACAGAGATTTAGAATATCTTTCGGAGATCAGGTATATCCTGGTAATTTCATAATAAACATACTAACTAATGCAGATGGCTTATATCCATTAAGCAATCCAACAGGAGTTAGCTATTCCACGTTAATAGTTTCTCTTGACGAAACAGTATTCTCTGGATATGACTACATGCCAGTTTTTGAAATAGTTTGTATCGATGAGATTAATCTAAAATTCCAAGTAGATATAGTAGGAAAAAGTTTAACAAACAACCAATAATATTAAAAATTAAATGGCAGGCACACAAAATTCGATAAGTTCATTAGTAGCTCAGTTTCTGAGACTGCAAAAAAATTCATTAGAGATCATAAATGGTTTAAATGAAGTTGCAGTATCCACTAATAACACGGTTACGATAGAATTCCTTGATGAACAAGGTCTACCCCAAAATCAAAATATCCCTTCATACGGATTTTTAAGGGGAGAGATTAAAAGAATAGACAACAACATACAGGCTTTAGCAGGTATTAGTGAATCCTCAGCAACAGTTAGAAATCCAGACGGAACATATTCTCAGGTTTATAAAAGCGAACCTTTGAAAGAACCTGCTAGATTGACAAATTTAGCTGTACCTAGCACATTTGATGTTAAGGACAATTGGTTCTTTGAGAGTTTCCTAACCCCTCTTTTGTACATAAATGTAAATGTAACTGGTCAAGTTCCTGATGCAGCGGATAGGATAGTAGTTAAGAGAATAATCGCTAACACTACAACCGATGTTCAAAAAAATTATTTTGACACCAGCTTAAAAGGAAGAAACGATTTTTCGTATGATCAGTTTATCCAAGCATTAACTGATAATGGTATTGGATATTTCGTAGATGAATCAATTGAGCAGTTACCTCTAAGAACAATAAGATTTGTTGGGGATTTTAGCGTAACTAGTTACTACGATGATTTAGTTACCATTACTGATACTAATGGAAATCAATTCCAGGAAACCAGAAGAAATTATAAACTTGATAAACTCACTTATACTGATACGCTTAGTACATTTGTTGACGGAAGATCACTTAACGTAGGAGATAATATTTCTACCAAGGACGGAACACAATACCAGGTAACTTCTGTAGACAGGGATCAATCTTCTATACAAGCTAAAAGAGTTTCTGGTTATCAACCAATTACAATAGGTGGTAACACTCTTTCTATCTCATCGACAGACTTTGGTCCCAGATATGCACAGGTTAATATTGGATATAACGAAAGACAAGGTATTTTCTTTAAAGCAATAGACGATAATTTTAATATAGTTGGAGCAGTTTGGTCTACGGGAATAGTATTCTGGAGTAATGAACTTCAGACTAAAAATTCTAGTGGTACGGTGGTAAATCTAGAAACTTATTATCTTAGTGAAGTATCCGATTTAGGAAAGATCTTTCTTGGAGCTGCTAAAGAAAATAAGGTTCCTGCTATAGAAGGACTAGATCCAGTTCCTCCTTTGATTGATCAGACTAATTTTAAAGTGGTCCAGATAAACAGACAGATAACAGACTCAACTCCGATAAAAGTTGTCAACGAAAAGCTAGCATTAAAATCTTCGATAAAGAGTGAGCTAAATCAGCTGGATGAATCTATAAATCAATCTAGACTTCAATTAAATACTGGATTTTCAGCTATAAACGAAGGATCATTACAGCTAACAAACGTAAGCACTAGTCCTATATTAGGATCTAATTTAAGTCCGGTCAGTGTAACTGGCCAGAGGGTAACACCAATAGGAGTTAACGTACAAGCAGTTAATGCAAATTTAAGTACCCTAATACAAGAGAGAGTTAAGAAGGTTGAACTTTATTCTTCTTTAGTTTCTGAAGTTAAAACTCTGAGCGTGGACGTGCCTCAAATAGTAACCCCGCCTAAATACAGAGTCAGAGGATTTTGGGCATTTCCGTCACCACAAATTAGCCCATCTACGGGAGCTCAGGAAGTTATACAGTTCAAGGTTAGATATAGATACCTCAGCGATAGCGGATCCGCACAGCCTAATGAGCAGATAGAATTTATCGACAATGATGGAACCAGGAAAAATGCTTCCTTCTCAAACTGGACTGAATATAAAACAGACATCAGGAAAAAGGTTTACGACCCTCAAAGAGGTATTTACATTTGGGCTCCTGAAGATCCGGGTAATTCTGATGTTCAAAACATCAACCAGCTGGATTTACCTATCACTAAGGGCGAAAAATTAGAAATCCAAATAGCTTCAATATCAGAAGCTGGATGGCCAGAAAATCCTTTAACTTCTGATTATTCAGAATCGGTTATAGTTTCATTCCCTGATAACTTATCAGTTACCGGTATAGATGTAGCTTTAAGAACTAATACAGAGGATTCTGCAGTTACTAGAATGCAAGCAGAATTAAATGCACAAGGACTTCCCTCGCATTTATCTGAGCAATTTACTGTAGGAAGCGACACATATTACCACAACGCAGTAGGTATTGCTAGTGGATTCTACACGAATTCGGGAACTGTTTTAAATCTATTTGATAAGTTAACAGATCTCCAAAACCAGATAACCTTAATGAAAGCAGAATTAAGCAATGCTAAGGGTGTATTGCAAGTTTATATTGTGGATTCAAATAATAACAAGATAAAGGTTTCTAAAGGATCGACAATCAAGCTTAATGCAGGATTCTATAACGAGATATTTACTAGCGCAACCACCACAGACGCAGGTAAAATAGCTTCTATATCTTACAACATACAGTTATTTAACGAGCAGGCTTCTCCTGTTGAGCTTTCATCAATAATTCCGGGAGGATTGGAAACTCCAGCTCCTTCATCGATAGCTTCTGCTTTCCCTTCTGGGTATAATACCAATCTAAGATATGGAGACGGTCCTATATCTTTAACTGCTCTGACCATTAATGACGTTGAGAGTTCAACAGATTTTAGGCAGGCTCCTCCGTTTGCTTCTTCTAGTGCATATTCACAATACATATACCCTAGATACAGAAACATCGGATTTAATCAGGTGCTTTACTATAATCCGGACCTAAGTGATCTTGGACAATTCTTCACTAACTCCTACAGTCCATCTTATACATACAACGGTATTTCTAGCTCTACCCAAACTAACTTCGGTGTAGATGGAATTTACCCACAAAACGGAACGATATTTACCCCTTATGATCCTACACTATTCGCAAGCTACAGCACAGTAGCAGGTGGAACTGCAGCAGCAGTTTGGAATGGTACATTTACAGGAACGACTGGGGGATCTCCAGTAGGAAGTGGGTATTTATCAGAATTCTGTATTCATACAGGACATCCATATTTAATTTCTGTCGGTAGTACTAATTCTTTCACCAATTACTCTGAGATGGTTAAACCTTACAGTTCAACCTCAGTAAGTTATTCCCCTTTCAGACACACACAAACATTCTGGGGAGATACAAGCCTACCACAATACTGGGTTCAGCAAGCATCAAGAACTCCGATAGATTTTGCCACTGGCGCAACCGCTGCTAGAGAAGACAACATGTATGCTGATAAGTTAGGATTTTCTTCGAATGACGAATATCTGATAGGTAAATATTCTTGTGGTTCTTATCTTTATCTTGGACCGGTTTCGAATACTCCGTTACAAGTCCCAGGAACAACAGCATTATCTGTTACGTACCTTGGTGAGGGCGAAACGAATGCTATAAATATCCCAGTAATATTCCAATTTAGAGCAGTTGATAAATTGGGTTACATAGGCGGATGGAGAAAGGCAGGAAATTTATCCAACATAACATACACAAAGAAATTAGGTATAGATATACAAATAAGGAATGATGATTCATTCTCTTTTGATATCCAAGTCAGCGGATCTTATCAGAATGACACTCTGGTAGCTCCTAATTTCGATAGCGGAGTTAAGTCACTTAATTTTTAATAAAACATAATACGAGCTTAAAATATGTCTCAATCCAGACTTTTTGATTATAACTCTTCTTTCTCTGTCATCAGAACAAATCCAAAATTGACTGGAAATTTTAAAATTTCGGTAGATTCTGAAGGCGGAGTTTGGTTTAACTCGATGGACGTTAACAACACATTGAGTAATGACGCATTTAAGAAATACAACGTGACAGGGGAGAATTCATATGCCAGTGACGTCTCTGCTTTTTTTTCTAATGGTAAAATTTCTAATGATATTATATTCCAGGTTGGTGAATTTACAAACGGTGAAAATGAACCAGCACAATATTTTTCGGATCAGTATGATTTCTTTTATGCAAGTGGAGCTTCTGCCTTGATAGATAAAAATTATCCTGAGGACTTTAGCTACTTTGCACCACTTTGGATCAAAAACGAAATACCAGACTTCTTTGTTATCTTCAAGCTGGATAATCCATTGGATTATCCATATTCAACAAACGTTACCCAAATAGATCCAACCAAGAGATATAAGGTTATTGCTGATTACGACACACCAACGGAGTTTAAAATAGCTTACGGGAAGGATGCTTCGGGAAGCGATTTATATTATTATGACGGCGAGATCTTCCAGGGGAATACTAACAATTCCACTTACAGTATAATAAGCGGTACCGGTAAGGTTGCGGTTTATGCAGAACTTGAAAATTTACCTCTCGTAAATGATGTAGCATCAACTTTTAAAAACAAGATATTAAATAACGCAACTGCTATAAAAACTTTTGATCTTAGGGAGAATACGAAAATCGGTAAATACATAAGATCTATATTTAACAATAAACAATTTTCAAATTCACCATTAGAAGTAAGCTGGGGATATAACGCATATACTTACTATAAAGGAGTTAGTGTTTCAGAAGGAATCTATACTAGAAAGGGAGAACTTTTAAATCAATATCTTTCCTCAGCTAAATCAGATCCTATGATCGATCTAGAAGATTATATAACTTCTGGATTTTCTAGAAATGGAATAATTTGTCCAAATCTATTAAACCTTGAATTTTTCTTTGATGATGATGATTCTGATTTATATACTATAAACAGATATGTTGGTATGTACGTTTCTCGAAACGACATTGCAAGCATTAGAACTAATGGCAAATTTTTCTATGAATATAGAAATCTACAAGGAAACGAAAACACACCAATTCCTTCTAGAGATAATGTTGGATATTACTACAACAATAACCCTTATGAAATAGGAGCTACTTCAGGCATTAGATTATTTTATGAAAATGCAACTGGATTTTTACCAGGATCTGATAATGTCAATTTGCTGGATCCTAATAAGCTATTCTATCTAACTGACAAAAACGAAAATTTTTATAGTCTCAAGAGAACTGAAGAGTATGGCGGATACGGAGGTTCAGAACCTAAGTATTCTTATGGACCTTTTGATTATACGACGGGACAATTTTCCGCAACGGGTTCGACGGGTGCAACTTCAGGATCCCTTGTAATCCAGAATCAAACAATAGATCTTCTCAACTTTACAGGAAGCGATGCTAAACTCGTTACGGTTAAAGGAGAATTACCAGCAGAAGCAGGAAAGGCTTATGCTGAAATTGAATTTCTGAATTCCTATAACGAAAACCTACCATTAACTCTAAAATTATATTGGCCTAATGGATCCAGAAAAGATGGATCTAGAAGATATGATCTTATAAGTTCCGCTGATTTTTCTTCCATGATGATATGGACAGGTGGATCTTATTATTCGACAGGAAATTCATATTACTTCAATGCTTCTGGTAGTACAACAAGTGGGAGTCAGCTTCAGGATGTTTCGGAAATAGCTTTAGCTCTTTCCTCTGTACTTTATGATGTTGATACTTCAACAATGGATTATGCCCAACAAAACGGATCTTCTATTATTAGGGTTAAGAATCCGGGTCTATATGGGAACGATTCTTATTCTATATCAATATTTGATGACTATTCAAAATTCTCTAAAAAATACAGGGGATCTTGGGACAATACCACTGCATACTCTGTAGATGATATTGTACTTTATAATAACACGTATTACTCCACTTCAAGTTGGTCTGGACCAACCGGTGGAAATCAATTTACGACTAGTCCAGATTCTTCTACCAATTGGACTGAGTACTCAACATTTTCTTATCCTGGGTATGTTAAGATAAATGGAACTGATGCTTCCGAGTTAAAAAGCAATGTTAGTTTCATAGGGGGAACAGTAAATAAGAATAATAGAATAATATTCGATAGCAAATATTCCAATCAGGTTTTACCTGGAAATTATATTAAAACTGAATCTGGATTTTCTATGATAGATTCAGTTAATAAATATGTAGATGACCCAGTATTAGATCAGGTTACGAGAAAGGTCATAGGATTTAATGATTTTGAATATAAGCTTGTATTAAATCTGCAAGACATATACGCTCAGATAAATTTAGGTTCTGATAAATCGTTTAATGTGTATGACTCCGCATCTTTGAACCTCGGGGTATTTACTTTCTTTGATACTAAAGAATTTAACTTTGATTTTTGGAGCTCTGACTATAGTTATGCACCAACTCCTGAAACGTATAAGTATTTTCAGATAAGCCCGGATACGGATAATGTAATAGAACCGAATATACCATATTTTGTAAAGAGGGGTCAGATAAATTACGCGGGGAGCATTTATAACGAAGGTAATTTATTCTACGGAGCAACTGGCTATACTTCATTTAAAATTTCGGATCCTAGCTTAAATCTCAGTTCCTCTATCGCAGCAATAAACAACCTGGAAGATAGAACATTCTCATCAGGAAATGTTGTGGTATTCCCTGCTCAGTATTCAGACGTTTTATACAATTCTTCTTCGTCATCATACACTAACATAGGATACACCAGAGATCTTGAAGCTTTTAACGGGTTTATAGGTATACAAGGGATTCTACTTGATCCAAAGAACGTTAATCCAACTAAGGAGGAAGTATTTTATTACGGTAAGCTCAATAGCGAATATGAATATCTGAAAGAGAATTACACCGTAAGAAGAGCTAATATATCTAGAATAGTTCCATACATAAATAAATGGGGATCTTCTCTGGGTACAGATGCTAGAGGAAATAGATATAGGCTAAACAGTAGTCCTGCATTTTCTCCTACTAATTTTTCTCCAAGTTTCGATAGAATAACTCCGGATCCTAAATATCTAACACACGAATGGTTTTTATTAGAGCAGCCTCCTAGATATTTCCCTAAGGAGTTTATGAACAACCAGAATAGTTATCTTCCTTATAAGATAGATTTAGATAGAGCTAGAAGCGCTGATCCAGAGGATGCTTTATATTTGTCTTCATATTTCACCGTAGAACCTTCTGACTACACCGAAGAATTTAGTGATACCTCATTCTACACTAAGGAGCTATTCACCCCGCTTGTTTATAGCGAAGCTTCTGGATACTACGAGACAATATTTAGAGGTTGCAAAATAGTATTGAAAAAAAGATCCGATACTGATTTTGATGGATCTGTAGAATCTGATAGATATGTAAAGAATTTCAGAGGCTACGAAGATTATAAGTTTTCTGCTATACTAAGAGCTGTCAGGGAAGACGATACGGTTATACAGGCACCGGTTAAATATCAGGTTATAGAGAACGACCAGCAAAAGTTTATACTTTTTGTTTGTGATGTTGTTGTAAGGGATCAAAAATCATTCAGTCTTGGATATTCTGGATCCGTGATTACTGCACCTGGAACTAAAGCAAAAATAGTAATTCAATTTGATAATTACGTAAGCAATGGATATTCAACATCTAATGAAGGTATTTCGGTAACTACGCCTTTGGGTAATTTAAACTTTGTGGTACCGTCTGGAACATTTTATTATGAATATGCAGATGAATTTATGGATTTTGAAGTTATTCCTATTTTACAAGCCTCGGGATTTGCCATTCAGTATAATTTCGACAGAAACCTTTCATCAGGAAGTACTGCTATTGTGATAATTGAAGCTAATAATGTAGGACCACAATATTCGTTTACTACAAACACCCCAACAAACGTTGAAGTAATTAGTGTTACCCCAGGAACTAATAATCAAACTGATGAGGAAGATCCAGTTTTAGATTATACCCTTCTTTATACTTTAAATGACAAGGAAAGACTAAGGTCACCCTTGGTTTCATCTCAGAAGTTTTATTTAATAGACGACATAAAATTAAGTGCTGCTTTAGATCTTTCTTTAGCATCTGGTAGTGTTGTAAACACAACTAGACCAACTGGAATAATAAATTCCATAAAGAATCCTGAATATGATACCGATTTCAGGGAAGAAATACATTTAACATATGTTCCCAACGCAGACGGTGCCACAGGAGGACCAAGTTCCACCGGAGCTGGAAGTTTTAGTGTGACATCTTTATCCTGTAACTACCCTTGGCCGACTGGGGTTGGTCCAGGATTTATAGAATTTGGAAAGGTGTCGGGATCTACTGGATCTTCATACTTGTTCACCATACCTTTCTCCGTATCTAATCCAGTAACAGTTCCGGTAGGTCCTTCTTCAGTCTATAAAGGAAGACCGGTTATACAAAAAAGCGGTGGATCCGATTATTACAAAGGACTACTTTCTAGATGTTCTGTTTCTTACATATCTGATAAATTCAATAACAGTTCACAGTATATAAAATACACTAGTTATGAGTGGGACGAGGCTTCAAACTCGACAATATCCACAGATAATGGATTTGAGCTTTATTTTGAAAGACCTACCAAAATAACTAAACCTAGCGGATCCCTAGTTATTAGGGATTTTAACGGACCTCAAACTTTAAGAGGTGCAAGAGTTGAGACTGGGTATAGTATAATAGCTCCAGATCCCGCTAGACCGTCTATATTGACCAGATATTCTGGAGAATATGAGCCTATTTTCAGAAAGGTTATACATTTCGATAGGGATAAGACCGATACACTCGTAGGTTCAAATTCAATAGATCTTTCCTTCAGAAATTGTAACTTTGCTCCGGATAAGGAGTATTTTGGTATTTCTAGAAATCTAGGATACACCAAGGTTTCTGAAGGATCTAATATATTAGCTGCCGCTAGTTCGTATCCGGAAGGTCCCGTTTATCCTCTAATAGGACTGACCCCTATAGCTAGAAAGAATTTTAATATATTCTCATCATCTTGGGATCCTGGGTATTACGACAGATACCTGAACACTAATTCAGGTTCACCTGTAGCTGGAACCAGAGGGATGAAAGAATATAAAACTTTCTTCGGATCCAAAGTTATGCAAACCCCAGATCCAATCCAAGCTAACAACTACATAACTCTCGAGATTTCGAGAACCACTGGAAATAGAAATGTAAAAATATTAAACTCCTCAATAGACGGTTACATTAAGAGCATTCAGGAAATAACAAAGGCCAATTCAGGAACAGGAATAGGTTCGGTTGGTCCTTATCTTTCGGGAGTCGATTACGATAAGCTTGATCTTAAAATATTTTCTAATGCGGAAGTTATTTGGCAAAATTTCCCAGATCAAAACAGAATAAAAGGCATAATAAGAGTTGATAGAATACTTAGAAGGTACCTTTTAAATTCGGGGATAAAGAAAGTGTTTATAGATAATATGATATCACAGTTTGGTGTGGGTGATCCTTTATCAATAAATGATGATATCAATACCTATATAGACTTAAATGTTGCACCTATATACAGAGGGGATTTATTCGATCTGTATGTTAAAAAAACCTCAAGTACAACAATCCCAACTTCGGAAATAGTTAGGGGAGATTTATTTTCTAGCGATCGATATAAATTGGAATATTTTATAGATAACAACTATAAATTAACACCGATCACCGATTTAATATATGAGTTTGAATATTCAACTGAAGTTGGTTTTTATTACTCGCTCATGTTTAACATAAGAATAGCTAAGATATAAAAAATGCCAAATACTAATATACAGTCCTTAAATTACAGTGACGATCAAAGTCAACTTATAAATAAGATTAATAACAACTTCGATGAAATCGTAGAACTTCACGGAGGAAATCAAGGTACTGTGGGACCTACTGGTGATAGAGGAGCTATAGGGGATTCTGGAACTTTTGGTCCAACTGGTTTAGATGGTGAAAGAGGAACTAGATGGTTTGTTTCTGGCCTAGCTCCTGCAGGTAGTGCACAGGAAGGAGATTATTGGATAGACTCGGCAACCAGCGAAATATACACCCTGCAACTAACCGGGTGGAACCCCACGGGATACAATATAAGAACAGGTGCAAATTTATTTAGAACTGACAACTTTACTTATAGTGGAGGTACTGGATACACAGGTGGAACAGGTACTGCTATACAAATGTCTCAGGTATTACCTAAGAACTATCTATTTATAATGAGCGACGTTACTCCTGAGAATGGAGTCGTTAACGAGCTACTTGCCAAATTCTCCATATCAAATGATTCTAGCGTAAATGATTCTCCTCTTTTGGAATTTTCTCGGAGTGATATAGCTAATGGAACTGTAGCCGATTATTCTTTGCACCCTTTCTTTTATTGGACCTCTACTATACCGACAGATAATTCTTTAGGAATGAGCGTTCCTGGAGGTATTCTAGAAATTGGTGCATCTGGTGGATTCGAATCTAGATTTAACTCTTTAGTGATGCAATCACAAAAGGGCACAGATATAAATTATGGATTGGATTCATCTTCTGGAATATATGCAACCGGTGGATATAACATTAACTCCGTTGGTCAATTTAATCTAACCAGCAAATACCTCAACGTCTCTGGATTATCAGGGGGATTTTTGGATCCTATTAAGTCCACAGCTACGGTGCCTTCCGCATCACCTCACACTCAAATAACTCCATCAGGAACAGCAGGATTTAGATCCACTAGAACCGGTGACACGTGGGACGGGCTTTCCCAATCTGTTTACCACTTAGCTCTGGAAAATTCTGCCGGTAGAGAATTTTGGCTTTCCACAAGGGGAAAACTCAAAACTAATAAAACTGTAACCGGTATATCATATCCATCAACTACTCCTGGGACCACCGGGATAAGCGGTGGGAGCTCAACTATAATAAATTGGTATTTTATATCCAGAACTTCATCTACAGTGGGATCGCCTTTAAATAACGGAAATGTTATGATAATCAACCCAGCTATAGTTTCTGGCCAGCATGTCGGTCTGGGTCTGTATTCGGATACCGATTTTGGATGGGGTGGATCTGGAGGACTTCAAATGGGAGAATCTATAGATATAACTGTTCATAACAGTTCAGATGCTCCAAGCGGGTCTTCAGCTACGGGATTCAAATTCATCGGTGTCGGTACAGGTGCTTCAGCTTCTTGTGTAACTAAAGTGACCCTACCATTCTTAGCACAAACAGTAGATCTTACGATTGCTAGAGGGATGACAGGATCTGGTGTAACCACAGTTTATTACAGAGCTTATGCTCCCTGGTCTTCAACCGGTGCTATAGGATCCACTGGAGGTTCTGGGGGATCTTTCACTTATTGATATATACAATAACTTATTAAGATCCATAGAAAAAAATGCCAGATTTAAAATTATTAAGAATAGAGGAAGGAGATAATCAGAAAGTTTTAGTTGATAAGATCAACTCCAATTTTTCTGATATATTAACCTTCGGCGGAGGCCCTTATGGCAAGACCGGAGACCAAGGTCCTCAGGGTGACCCTGGACAAACGGGACCTGCTGGATCTTATGGCGGGATGGGTAGCAGAGGTAGTATTTGGACGATAGGTCCTACTGATCCGGGATTAACCGGGTACATTAATAATGATTTCTGGCTAAATACTAGGGCTGGATTAGGTAATCCAATTTACCAATTTTCAGATTCGGGATGGAACCCATATGGATTCGGACTTCTTTCTCAGGATTTGTTTAGAGTTTATCCAAATATTCCAACTTCTTCCGGGAATTCTTCTTATAACGCATACACATTAACTTCAACAAACCCTTCTAATTATACATTAGTACTTAGTGATAATTCTTTAGTCGGAACTTCATCGATCACAAATCCCCAATATTCTAAGGTTCTTATTGCAATAGACGGAGGAGCAACAGGAAAAAATCTACTCGAGTTTAGCAAAAGTGATTACTCATCGGACACATCTTTTAATACAAAAACGCCTAGATTTTATTGGACATCTACTCTTATTGGATTTACTAAATATTATCTTTCTTGGAAAAATGGGGACTCTTTATTTTTTGATGTTCCTGTGGGAGAACTAAAACTCTCAACTAATACCAACACCATAAATAATTCTAGATACAGGTCTACAGGTTTCAATTTAAACTTATCGGGAAGCCAAGGACTCTCGATAACAACGGCGGGAAATTTTGTAATGAATTTCACTTCAGCTGGTACTTTATTGCTATCTAATAGAAATATAAAATATCTTATTAGTGGAGGGGGAAACAGATTCGAAATGCCGATAACTTTCAATTTCACTAATACATTAAACAGTTCGCTTCCTCCGCTCTGGATAGAAAGTAATTCAGCAAATTCGGGTAATTTGGCTTATCGTGCAAATGTTATATCTAGCAGTGTTTCTAGATTATTCTTAGCTTACACATCGAGCGAAATTATATTTGATGTTAAGGCTAACGGAGAAGTTTGGTATAATAAGAGAATCAATTCAATTCAGACTCCAGCGATGGTTACGCCGACCGTTGTTGCTAGCGCACTTTCTGTTTCGAATACAAATTGGTATACCGTAATACCCGGAGCAGTTTATTCAGGTGCCGGTGGTACTGCAAGTCAAAGAATAAGTGCTAATAACGGAACTGATTTTGTTATTAGACCTTCGACATCAGGTCCTTCCAATTCGATGGGAATTTGTTTATGGACACCAGCAACAGGAGGGACGGGAACCAATAATAATGGTGGATGGTTAAACATGTTAAATAACTATGAGGCAATTAGCTTTAGAGTTAGAACAGATTCAGAAAGCAAGCTTATTAGATTCTTAGGACTGAATACTTCAAATACATTTACGAATTCTCCCATTTCAATATATCCCCAGGTTGTGGATTTAACATCATCCAATTCTCTAGGTGTTTCTCACGTAGATTTTACGATAATGAATATAGCTGGTTTAGGATCCACCGCAGGAAATAGAAAATGGTTCTCTGTTTACTATAGCGCATATGGGGGTAATATATCAGGAACTAAGTGCGGTATTTTATACAATATATTTTCAACAAATTCGTATCTTTATAATTCAGGTACAATTTTCATAACAACTGCGACTCTGCAATCAACTGCACCATTTACATCGACACTTGCAGGACCTGGGCAAATAACACCAGCATCATCATTAAACACTACTTTTAGTAGTAGTGTTACTGCTTTATCGCTGAGCGTAACTTTTAATTCCTCGCCAAGTTTCGTAACTTCCACTTTGATTTATTATCCGTCAGGTATATCCGTCAGCGGAAGCGTTTCTGGATCAGGAACAACGAGAACTATAACATGGAGTGGCTTATCTCTATCCGGACAAACAGCTTATCAAATAACAGTTTCGGGAGTATAAATTAAAAAATAAATAGATGCACTTTAATACTAAATATATTTTTGCTGGTGATTCGGCTTCAGAGATAAAAAGAAAAATCAATTATAACTTTGATCAGATACTTTCTTTCGCTGTTGGTCCTAATGGACATCAAGGTCCTAAGGGTCCAGCAGGATATGATGGTCCTTCCGGCAGAAAAGGAATTACTGGAGCTACGGGTTTAAGAGGCACACTTTGGTCCAAATCCGATAATGCTCCAGCTTCTCCTAATCCTTTTGATCTTTGGATAGATTCAAACACAAGTGATTATCAAATAAATACCGCAGGAAGTACCGGTGCTTGGTCTTACAGCGGATATTCTCTATTTACATCGCCTTACTTTTCAGTATATGATCAATTGATAGGACCTGGTGGCGTAGTTATGCCTGATAAGTATGCGATAGGATTGAAAAGTGGAACCGGTTTAATTGAATCTAATACATCTTTAGTTATAGGTGATGATTACCCTTCAATATCAGGAATAAACCCAAATAGGAGTAAGTTATTGATTTCTACAGAGGATCAGATAACCAGACCAATATTATCCTTTTCTAAAACTGGAGCAGTTTCTGCAGGATCCCCCGGTTTCTATTGGAGAACTTTAGGTAACTCTGCTTCCCTGCGATATTATTCGACGGGTAATTTGGAGATTTCTGCTTTATGGGGAATTACCATAGATTCATATACAGCAAGAAGCATTTTATATGGTGACCATGCTGAAATATCATCAGTTCAGGACGTTACGATCGGGGGAACTGGAGATTTCTATCTATATTCAAATACAACCGTCGGGGTTGGAGGGGATCTTTCGCTGGCTTCGTCTAATATAACTCTTTCTTCAGCGAGCTTAACTTCAAGAATTCCAATAAAAATAGGAACCACTAACGTTTCTAACGGGCAAGTGGCTTTTGACGCTATTAAAAATACGCCATCGGGAGTATCTACCTCTACTCAAGGTGTATCTATTCTAGCTTCTAGCACCCAGGACACAGCTTTTGAATTTTTTGATTTTATGAATGCTCCCATCTTTTCAGCTAAAGCTAGAGGATCAGTTTCATCTGGAAAGCATATACAAACCACATTCGGTTCTACCGGGGGTCAGCCTGCTGGAGCTACTGGAGGACCATATCTTTATAATGTTAAAAAAATAAGAGCTGTATCTCCTTCAACAATTAATTTGAATGCAAGAATCTGGACAGCAGCAACATCGTTTACTCCAACAGTTTATAATGTTGTCGATTTAACATCACTTTCTTTATGGGACAGCGATATAATTCTTATTACGCCTACAACTTATACTCTTCCAGATAGCAATGAGGTTTTCCTTAGAATCCCTACTTCATACGAGCAAAACGTATCTGGTCTTTATAATACTGGATACACTAATACGTATAGGATATTCTTGAATGATACTAGTACGATAAGTGGGCAAAACTACAAAATAGCTGGACTGGTTTTTAATTATTGGAGTTTCAATTTTAGAGGAGCATTCTCTGCCATTCAATATTACATGAGATTTAGATATCAACCCTCAATGAACGCTTTCCCGACGGAAAGCTGCTATGTCGATCTAACTTTTCTGGGATCAGCTAGCACAACAAACGGAAATCCTAGGGTATTCTGGAAAACGTGCGACGGAATTAGCGGATACATACCATTAACTAACAGATTTAGTGTAGGATCTTTGGTTACCGCAGCACCGGCTAGCACAATTCCAGCAGTAACAGCTAAATCATCTGCACTGTAGTCGTACTATAAATAATTGAATAAAAATAAAGCTTAAAAAAATAGAAATTAAAAATGATAGATCTAACAAAAAAAGAAAAAGAAGAGGTTTTAAATATCTCTCAGGAGTTTATTAGAATCCACGGGGAAATAATGACGGTGGAGGAGACGATAAAGAAGATGGAGTTAAGATCTTCTGAATTAATACAAGAATTAGAGGAATGTAGGGATAGAGAAAAAAGTTTTTCCCGTAGTCTATCTGAAAAATATGGCGAAGGCCAGCTAGATCCAATGGGATTAAAATGGAAAAAAGAAGAAGTTGTATATGAAACTACTAAATAAAGATACTCTTTCGAAAGTATCGTCGGTACTAAGCAGCAGATTTTCAATGCTTGCTGTAATTGTTGTTTTAATTCTGCTGTTTTTAAAACAATGCGGGGAAACTGCTCATATGGAAGCAGAAGCAAAAAGAGAACATAATAACTATCTAGCATCTTTAGATAGCGTAAGAACTATCAAGAATGAGAACGGTCATTTGATTCAAGAAAAGTCAGCTTATGAACTAAAAGCATCAGAGCTTTCTAAAAGTCAAAAAGAGCTGATCCATCAATTGGGATTAAAATCTAGCGGAAGGGGTAACACACCAAACTCTGTAATAAATATTGTTACTGAAATTAGGGATAGCGTTAAGGTAGCATCTACGATTGTTAAAGATCCAAATGGAGATGAATCAATAAGCTTTTTACATAATCCATCAATGCCAGGAAACAACAGGCTAAAAATAACTGGGAAGACTCCATACACAATAAGTATTCACGTAGATCCTTCAGATTCTACTAAATACATAGCTACGATTTTACCTGGACTCACCTCTCTAAATCTTGAGCAAAATATAGATATCACAACAGGGATCTACAGAGACCCTAAAACTAAAAGAATGATGACCAGAGTAACCACAACTTATCCTGGTTTAACTTTTAATGATATTAACTCTTTTGATATTACAGATAATGCGGATACGAGAAAAGCATTAAAATCTGCTAGGAAGGAATTTGGTCTTGGAGTTCAGATGGGATACGGAATATCAGGATCTTCTGTAGGACTTACTCCTGGATTTTATATTGGATTTGGAGTCCATTATTCACCAAAATTTTTACAGTTCGGAAAATAATTTAAAATTAAATGGCTTACAGCACAACATCAAAATTCGTCCAGCTTACTCCATATCTCCTAATGGAGTACATGTATGCTGATCAACCGCAGCCAGAGGATTACTTTGTTAACAGCGGACCAACTACAGTAGGGTATGATAAACTAATTAACGGTTATCAGGATGGTGCTGTACAGATATTTAATCCTAACGGTGATTACGATCTAACACATAACACAGCTAGCAACAGCGTTGTGCAGATAAGTACAAACTCTTTCGTTACATTAGATTCCAATTTAATAATACCCTTTAATGATTATTCAGACCAATTAACCAACACGAATGATCTTCCGATAGTATTTCCATCGAATCTTTTGGTTGTTTATGACACTGTTAGATATCACATTAGAGCGGGGTACAATCTTTCAAATATAGATGGATTAATACTTAAAGTTGAATTCCAGGATCAGAATTTAAGCTATGTGACTGCTTCGCAAATACTCCTTAAAAAGGGTACGGAACAAGACTATGAGCTTAATCCAAATCCAGTAGTCATAGGATCTAATATCTACGACAAATATTTCGAAATCAAGCTTCCTAACTTGAAAGATATGAACTATAAGTATCTTTCAGCTTCGGATTTTTTCAGACCACAAACTTTAGCCTCTTTAATAAGCCAAAGCGGAAAGGGATTTGTTTCTGATGCTCCGATCAGAATATCCGCATGGCAAGTACAAAGCACTACTGATTTTGAAGGATATTCAAGATATGACTCTGCAAGAGTAGCTTTGCTTTCATTAGAACAGGAAGATCCATTTTCTAACATAGGTGCTACTATAAAGGAATCAAGCAGAGGACAGTTCTTTGAATATTATGCAACAGATAATGAGGGATTTGTTGAAGATTTTATACTTTTCCAGAATTCCATAGGAAATAATTATTACATAAGTCATCAGATAGAAGTACTAGAACAAATTGGTGCTGCTATAATTGAGACTTCGCGATTTGAATCCACCCAAACCACTGCTTATGATTTACCCAATTACTATAGACCCATAGTAAGAAATGCTGCTTATTCTTCCTCATTCTTTTTGAGATACACAATGTCTTTAATAAACAGTGTTGATCAGAGTAGAGTTATCAGAACTTCAACTTATGCTTCCAATAATCCTGCCCAATGGGGAACTAATATAACTCCGATAAGTCTACAGAATCTACCACAGGTTCAAAAAATATATAACAGGGTTTATTCAGCTTCTTCTATTAGTGTTGGTTCTAATAATACAAATACACCAAAGGAAATAATTAAGTACACCAACGTTTTTATACAGCAAAACTATGTGACTGCTACTGCAGCTAATCTAACTTTCACAAACGGGAATTTAACACAGAACAACGGAACATCCAATATTACTGCTTTGGGTGTAGGTAAGCTCGTAATTCCAATATCTCCTTTTGACAATTACTATAAATTTACTTTTGTTAAAGAAGGCCCTAATGGCATACCGGTTGCAATAGATCTAAGCAATAGTGGTCTTTATAAGATTGTTTTTCTTGATGATGCGGGGAATAAAAATTATGTTCCTGCATTACAAGATAACAACATAGCAAAACCTGCTTCGGGTGAACTTGCATTTAAAGTTGACGAATCCCAATCAACTAAAGTACTTAAATTCACAGACAGAAGATTCTTTATAACCAATGGTAATGTGACTGCTCAGGCACAGACTGTAGCTGCGGAAGGGACTAATATTGTTCAGACAGCACCTAACCCTAATTCTAATACATTTGCAAGAAATACCTCGGTCATTGCAACTGAGACTGTTTCTACTTCTTCTATGCCGCTTACGACACAAACCCCGGTATCTAATGAATCTACCTCAGTTTTATTCTGGGGCTATTGGAGAAAAGAAGGAGAGGTAGCAGTACCAACAACTGAAACCCCTGTACCGGTTCAGCCTGTTGTTCCTGTAAGCTCTGGTAACCAATTGGTTGGATCAATCCAAGCAGCTCCAGCAAATATAATACAAAGCATACGACCTGCATCTAGTGGTAAGATTGGAGTTTTTAGTGGAAATCTAGCATCAAACGTCAACACAAGTCAGAAGTTGACTGGTACTGCCTTGATAAGCGCTTTATCTGCACAGATACAAGGTTACGTAGCTACCGGATGGGCAGAACAAACGATAGTTGATTATTTCTTAACTCCAGGCAAACCAGGATATATTCAATACAGTGGATTAACAGGAGATCAGTTTAAAAAAGCTGCAAATGGTATACTTTCCACTGCAACACTATCAAAAATTAAATAAGCATGTTACTTAATCCGAAATCAAACAGTTTTTACTTCAACTTTCCTCGAGGATTCTTCTCAGAAAGAGTAACAGAAAAGTATGATAATTACATTAAGAAACAGCCTATCCCATTCGATGACGTTGCTCAGTATGTTAATAGCACAATACAGTCGGTGGGATTTCCTGGATTGTCTATAGATTCAGTAGAGCAGGTAAGAAATTTGGGTAAAAAGATCGCTTATAAGAGTTCTACTCCAGTACAGGAACTTTTTACCAAGGATTTCACAATGAATTTTAAAATGGTTGACGGATTCATAAATTACTTTATAATGCTTGATACCGTTTTAGACTTTCTCAATTTTGCCAATGACCAGGTCTTTATACAAGCTCTTCCATTGAGAATAATGGACAACGAGGGTAATATAGTTATGTCCGTGACGTTTCAGGAGGTTCTTTTCACTTCTTTTTCTGAGTTAGAATTGAATTACACCAATAATAACCCTTCATACAGCTCATTTAACTTGGGTTTTAAATGTAACTACATAGATATAGTTCTTGAGGCTAAGTAAGATATATAATTAAATTAAACACTAAAGATGAAAAAGTTTTCAGACGTAAAAGAATTAAACGAGATGAAGTATGGTCAACCACTAGGTGGCGAAAAAGACCAAATGAAGAATCTTTTGGTATCTGCTGCAGGTAACGATCAAAGAGTATTAAACGACTTGGTAAACTGCTTAACCGATGCACAAATGAAATCTTGTTTCGAAAAACTCTCTAAAGTTTATGGTTACACAGGATCTGTTGGTCAGATAGTTCATCCTGCTGTTTAATCCGTAAATTTTTATTATATGAATATAGTAGGAATAGATTTTTCTATAAATTCTCCAGCATTCTGCTGTTACAGAGACGGTAAATACACCTGGGGATCTTTAACAAGGTCAGACAGGTCACCGGAATCTCTCAGGAAAAACGCAAAGAAGCCATTTTCGATATTGGATACTGAGAGTGACTTCAAATTGATTTTCCTTGACAAAAAAGAATTACCTGAGGATTATACCGGTAGGGAAAGAATCAAAATAGTTTACTTCTTGGAAATTGTTGATTCTTTATGGAGCAGCATAGAAGAGATTATGGGTGATTCTGAGTTTCATGTTGCCATGGAGGGTCTAAGCTTTTCTTCGAATGGGAATGCACTTATTGACATTTCTATGGCCACCGCCCTACTAAGAAAAAAGATAATAGATAGAGTTGGAGCTGATAGGTTTCACGTTTTTTCACCAACATCTATTAAAAAGTTCGCCTTAAAGGGTAATGCTAAAAAGGATGAGCTATATAATTCTCTATGTATTTACAAAGAGGATGAAACAAATTTAGCAAACTTTGCTAATATATTAGAAGCTAACAAAACTGAGTGGATAACACCAGCTAAAGTAGTTAACAAACCGATTGATGATATTGTGGACGCAACTTGGATAACATTGTATTTAAAGAAAGAATTAAAGGAATTTTATGGAATTAAAGGAAATTTTGAAACAGAACTCACAGCAAGCCTCTAGTAATTTAAGCATTTTCTCTAGAACTCGGGAGTATCTAAACTCCGTCAAAGAGGCTAATCGCACACTTTCAAACACTAACATCAAGAATAATCGTAAGAGTGGTTTACAAGCTCGCTACGAAGACATATTAGGTGCTTTAATAAAAACACCTGTCATTGCATATTGTCCCGTGGTATGCAATCTAATTAAGCAGAATACACATCATAAAAGATATAAGTAGAAAAAAAAGAGCAATTTTAATGGAAAAATAGAAAATCAAGAGAAACAAAAAGAAAACACAAAGTAAAACTAAAAATTAAATTTAAAAAATCATGAGTAATTTAGACATCTTCAATCTCGACGCAGAGGCGTTCGTAACCCCAACAGCTAAACAAGGAGGCGGAAAAGACCTTGAATTTTACAAACCTTATCCGGAGGACGGAAAAGATGGAGTTTACAAATCTTTAATCAGATTCGTACCAAACCCAGCTAATCCAGCAAAATCTAAAATCCACAAGTACTACGTTTACTTAAACGATCCAGTTAGTGGAAACGCATTTTCTGCAGATTGTCCTTCCACAGTAGGAAAAAGATCTATCCTTAAGGATCTTTTCTGGAAATTGAAAAATTCACATTCAGCTGCCGATCAGGAATTAGCTAAAAAATTCTCTAGAAAAGAGGATTACTATTCTTTAGTTCAAATCGTTCAGGACAAAAACAAACCAGAATTGGAAGGTAAAATTATGATCTTCAAATTTGGTAAAAAATTAAACGACCTTATCGAGGCACAGCTTCAACCTGAGTATGGTGAGCCTTCAAATCCTTTTGATTTATTCGAAGGTAAATTATTCGCAGTTCAAGTTAGAAAAGTAGGCGAGTGGAATAACTATGATTTATGTTCTTTTGTTGGTGATAAATGTCCAATCCAAGTGAACGGCAAGCCAATGAAGAAAAATCAGGAAGATATGAATGCTATCTTGGAATATCTAAACGAAGGTCCAAAAAATCTAACAAGCTTTGATTACAAAGATTGGGACGATGAAATGACTGACAAAGTTATGAGTGTTATTAAAAACACTGTTCCTGAAGCTCGTATCATCAATGAAATCGTTGGTGGCGTTACCTCAGCTCCTTCAAAGAGTTCACCAGTTAGCTCTTCTAATGATATCTACGCTGAAGCTACACAAACTAAAGTGGGATCTTCAGTTAAAAGAGAAGAGCCAATTCAGGCAGAAGCACCTTCTAGACCTAGCACTAGTTCATCTTCATCTTCATTAGAGGATCTTTATAACGATCTTTAATAGATAATTTAACCGGGGACGGCTTTATAGCTGTCCCCTTTTTTATCCCATGCAGCCAGAAAAAATAGAAGATCTGATAGGAGTAATCCTTAGCAGAGAATTTCAGGGTAACCCGGCAAAACAAATTGTTTATAAGGCGGGTAATCGATTGAATTTCTCGTGTCCATATTGTGGTGATTCCCACGATGCTAAAAAGAAAAGAGGGAATTTCTACTTAGATACTATGGCATATAAATGCTATAATGGTGGTTGTGGTATATTTAAAGATTCCATATCTTTATTAAAGGATTTCGGTTTATTCAATAAACTGACAGGAAGTGAGAAGGAGGAGATAAAGAACATAATAGAAGAGAATCGCACAAAGAGAAGAACAGTCTATGGCAAGGTTGACATAAGCTATTTCTTTGACAATGACATATCTGGCATTCTAATAAAGAGATCTGACTTTATGAATGCTTTAGGACTTCAAGAAGTATGGGGATCTAAGATTCAGAGATATGTCCAGAGAAGAAACCAGAGGATAGATTCAAGATTTGCGTGGGACGGTAAGAAGGAGAGATTATTTCTTTTTAATCTTACCCCTGATGATAAGATAATAGGTCTACAGGTAAGAAATATGAATTCTATAAAGGGATCTTCCAAATATCTTACTTACAAGCTAAGTGGAATATACGAGAAACTCCTAAATTGGAAAGACGTAGAGCTCATAGAAAAAGCAAGAGCAATTGATCCTATATCTCACGTTTTTGGTATAGGATTCTTAGATTTTGGACAACCTATTACAATATTCGAAGGCCCGATGGATTCTTGGATGTGGACCAATGCAGTAGGTCTTTGCTCATTAGAGAATAAATTCCCCTTTGAGATAGAAGATCTAAGATATTGGTACGACTGGGACAAAGCGGGAATAGAAAAAAGTGTAGATCTTTTGGCAAAAGGATTTACAGTTTTCAACTGGGGAAAATTCCTGGAAGAAAACGACATAACAAAGAACAGAAAATGGGATCTTAATGATCTAGTGGTTCACCTTAGAACAACTGGGAAAAAAATTAGGAGATTTGATAACTACTTTACTAACGAAGCACTTGACCTTAGATATTTTATTGATAAGTGATCCCAGCTCAGGCACGGATAAAACTGGTGAATGGGAAAAAGAATGTGACGAGAGAAGTACTCCCCGCATAAAATTTCCTCTCAAGATGAAGGAAAATCTTATGGATAAGATCAGTATAGAGTTTTCCGAGCCCATAATAAATGAGCCAAAAGAGAAAAAGAAAGAGAAAAACAAAAATACTGTTAGAGTGGTAAACCTATCTGGCGGTAAGAATAAAGATAAAAATAAACTATTTTAGATGTCAACAGAAAAAACGGATTTCAGTAAAATCTTTGAAAACGAGAGAGCTGAATGGAAAGAAAAAATACAGGTGATAGCTATCCAAATGAAGGATATAAAGACACTTGCCAAATCACAGGTTGATCTTTTTAGCCAACGCCAGGTATTGCTTGAATACAGCTATAAATTAGCATCAATTGTATCTAAGCTAAATTCAAAGGGAAGAGTAGAGAAAGCGAAGAAGCTAAAAGATTATTCTGAGCGTAGCGATGTTAGATATGGAGCGAATGAAAAGACAGTATTGATTGACGGAGATCTAACAGAGATTGCAGAGAAAATAGAGCTTGTCGAAAGTCACAGAAAATTCATAGACCAAACTATACAAACGGTTGACCATATGCTTTATGGAGTAAAGTCAAGAATAGCTCTAGAGGATTACTTGAGAGGGTCCACCGTAAAATAAGATATATAAAAAATGATTAAATTCCAAGTTTCTGATGATCATCAATGGATAGTGCTAATGGAAGCACTTGATGAGGTTGAAAAGAAGCAAATTGATATATCATTAACCAAGAAGATACACAACTTCTATTTCCACCCTTTAGTAAAGAAAAAGATATGGGATGGAAATATATGCTTCATAGAAAAAAAAGGAGGGGCGTGGAAAATACCAATAGGTCTTTGGAGAGAAGTATTACAGATTGGCGAAGATTACAGTATCAAGATCGAAATAAACGGTCTTGATAAAATAGTGAACAATGATTTAACTCTTGAGGAGTACACCGAATGGGTTAATGAATTCTTTGCAGGTGGTATTGGAGGAGATCCTGAAAAAATGCCAAGAGATTACCAGATCGAAACCGCGTGGAAGCTGATTAAGTACAGATACTCAGTATCTGAAGTTGCTACTTCCTCAGGAAAAACTCTGATATCTTTCATGATATTTGCATACCTTAAACAAAAAGGTTTAATTAGGAAATTTCTCATGATTGTTCCAAGTACTAACTTGGTTTTTCAGGGAAGCGAAGATTTTGAAGATTATGGTCTACATAAGCTTGGTTCCAAGGTACAACAAATTGGTGGTGGATCTAAACTAAGAGAAGGGTGCGACGTTATCATAGGAACCTTTCAATCGTTAGTTAAGCAGGATCCGGAATTTTTCGAAGAGGCAGATTTGGTTTTTGTCGATGAGGCACACCACACCAACAGTATGTCGATAAAGAAGATCGTAGCAAATTGTATGCACTCAAGATGGAGATTTGGGTTAACTGGAACACTAACAAAAAGAGGAACCGCAGACTATTTAACCATACAGCAATTCTTAGGTCCTCTCATAGTTGAGATTTCGCCTAGTTTCCTTTTCGATAACAATTACGCAACCCCAGTTTCTATTAAGATAGTTGTTATGGATTGGCTGGAGAAAGAATTAAAGGACAAGCTTGCTGATTTAAAGATTAATAATAATAATCTAGAGGGTAACGAAGTTTACAATCTAGAGAGAAAACTGGTGGTAGAAAGCAAGAAAAGACTTAACTACGTGGTGGATTTTATAAGCAAGACATCAAAGAACTCACTTGTTTTATTTCAGTCAGTTAAGGACGAATACGGTAAGCAAATCTGGAATCTTTTAAGGGAAAAGAATAATGACAAAGAGGTTTTTTATGTTGACGGTGACACTAACGAGGGCTTAAGAGAGGAATATAAGGCAAGAATGGCATCAGGGGCAAACAAAATACTGATCGCCACTTACGGTACATTTTCTACTGGGATCTCGATAAACAATCTACACAACATCTTTTTAGTGGAATCATACAAAAGCGAAGTGTTAATAAAGCAAAGTCTCGGCAGAGGTATGAGAAAGATGGAAGGAAAGGATAAAGTGAATATTATTGACTTTGTTGATGATTTTTCAAGTCCTAAATATCAAAACTACCTGTTGAAGCACTCTGAGGCAAGAATCCAGATCTATAGGAATGAATCCTTCGAATATAAGATATACAAGGTAAAACTTTAAATTTAGGGATATATAAAGAAAAACTCTAGAAATGAGAATAAAGAAATTTGATATTTTTACCGAGTCCCTAACAGAGGGAGATAGCGACTATTATAAGGGTAATACCAAGCTAAGCAGATGGCTTAGAAAGGTGGACGCCAATATGGAGTATGAGTATGATAAGCTTAGAGCTGACACAGAACCGGGGCCAGACGACGGGGGGAGATCAACAATAAATAGGATCAATTCAATCCTTCCGATGTTTGGTAGATTGATAGCTAGCTCAGGAGCTGCTATTTCAGATTTCTTCTTTAAGGGTGATTCTAAAGATAGCTATTCTAAAATGTCCAAAGACGATCTTAAATCTAAGAAGAAGGAAGTTTTAGATGACTGGGAGAAAGAAAAGATTGGCGATAAAGACGTTAGCCAGAAGGACGCAGAAGATTTTTATAAGTCTGGTGCGCTTAAAGGTAAAAAATACTTTGGTAAAAATTA